CCTCCCTAACTGCGTTTGGGTGGGCCATGCACGACACCGTCCCGGAGGTGGGTTCTCCGATGCGGTGTTTGAGCAGAGGTAGATTTGCCACCCCTGCTCAAATGGAATTTGTCGAACGGTACATTACGATGCGGGAGAATTTACGGGCGTTGATACAACAGGAACGACCCGACAGGGTAGGGATTGAGCACCCGGTTTTTGCGTCTTTGTATTCGGAAGGCATGTACGGGTTGTTCCTTTACACATGCGAGGCTCTCCGGTTGGAGGGGTGCGATGTTGTGTTCTGGTCGCCCCTACAGGTCAAGGCCCATGCCCGCGACAGCTTAGGCCGACCGAAGGGTTGGCAGATGATGAAGCCCGACATGGTCGAGGCCGCGAAGGTCGACACGGGCGGCAAGGGGCAGTGGAACCACAACGAGGCGGATGCCTACCTCGTAGGTCGCCTTGCGGGACGGTTCTGGTTGTTCGTCGAGGGAGGTCTCACCGAGGCTGATCTGACGGTGACGGAGCGAAAGTATTTCACGGGTGTCCACACCTTCACCAAGGGGAAGCGTGCGGGTACCGAAGTGCGTAGTGGTCTGATGTACCGGGAGGACGAGCGGTTCTTCCGGTGGTCGAGCAACAATTCAAACAATGGTGGTTCAGATGGCAGTGGCAGCAACGAAGAAGAAGGGCGGGGGCGGCCTGATGATGGCGGCCTTGGATGCAGCGAAGAAGGTGCTCAAGACTGAGAGCTTCCTTGTCGCCCTCAATCCGGATTCCTACAAGACGTCCCTCCCCCACGTTCCCACGGGGTCGTTCGTTATCGACTACCTCATCGGTGGTGAGCCCAACGTCAATGGTGTCCCCCCGTGTCCCGGACTTCCCCGTGGCAAGGTCACGCAGGTTTGGGGTGCGGAGTCGTCCGGCAAGTCCACGCTCGCGCAGACGGCAGCCGCGACGGTCTGCAAGGCCGGTGGCACGTGCCTCTACGTCGACTTCGAGAACGCCATCGTTCCCGACTATGCCGCCGCGTTGGGCGTGCCGATTGATGATCCGAGTCGGTTTCAGTTGGTTCAGCCGACCAGCCTCGAGGACGGTCTCAAGCTCATCAAGATTTACACGCTGGCTGGCGTGGATTTGATCATCATCGACTCGGTTGGTGCCGCTGTCCCGTCCGCAGTTGTGGAGCGGTCGGTCAAGGACATGGACGATCCGGTTCAGGTTGGCTTTGCCGCCCGTATGTGGTCGAACTTCCTTCCCGCTATTCGCAGCGATCTCATCAAGCACAACACCGCTCTCATGGGCATCTCGCAGACTCGTGCGAAGATTGGTGGCGGCGGTGCTGGATATGGCCCGCAGACGGAAGCACAGGGTGGCAACGCATGGAAGTACTTTGCTGACCTTCGCATCTCGCTGCGCCGTGTGGAACAGGAGAAGGCGAAGACGATGAACCACCTGACTCACAAGGTCGAGGAGCGCATCACGGGCGGCAAGTTCGAGGGGAAGGTCGAGAAGTCGAAGGTTTCCAAGTCGCAGGGCCGCAAGGAGAACTTCTACATCACGTGGGGTCTCGGCATCGACGATCTTCGTTCCCTTGTCGAGATCGCGGTGTCGCACAACATCGTGAAGAAGTCGGGTGGTTGGTACATGTACGGGGACACCTTGAAGTTTCAGGGCTCCGACCAATTGGTCAAGAAGTTCCGTTCGGACGCTTCGTTGTTCAACGATCTGGTCAGCAAGGTTCGTCCGTTGCTCGCTGCGACGATGGAAGCGGTGGCGGATGATGCGGAGTTGCCCGACTTTGATTCGGACGAGAGCATCGAGGCCCTCCTCAACTTCGAGATTCCCCCTTCGGAGGGGGATAGCGAGTAGCATTTACGGGTAGAACCGTACACGAGGTGACCCGTGCCAGTGAACATCCGCGTCCGCAATTTCCAAAGCATTGAGGACGCGGAGATCGAGGTTGCGGGCCTTACGGTCGTGACCGGCCAGAACAACTCCGGCAAGACGGCTACTGTCCGTGCTGTCCGAGGTGTTTTCGAGAATCCCGGTGGGGATGCGTTTGTCCGGCATGGGACGGACGCTTTGTCCGTCCACCTTGACTTCGGGGATGCCGATGTCACATGGTCAAAGGGGCCGAAGGTCAAGCCCACCTATGTCATTGGGGGCAAGACCATTCATCCCGGTCGTGCCGTTCCCGATGAGGTTGCAAGCCTTGGGGTTGTCCCCGTTCGTGCGGGTGCGGGGGAGGTTTGGCCGCAGATTGCTCCGCAGTTCACCGGTCAGATCTTCTTGTTGGATCTGCCGGGTTCGGCCATCGCTGAGGTGGTGTCCGACGTGGATCGGGTCAGCAAGCTCACAGAGGCTCTCCGGTACGCGGATTCGGACAAGAGATCAGCGAATGCTGATCTCAAGCTCCGGCGCAAGGATCGCGACGATGCGGAGACGGAAGTGGCCTTGTTCGATGGGTTGGACGCGGCGGGGGACGTGGTGGAAACGGCCACTCAATCGCTTAGGGACGCTTCTGCTGCGGAGGCCGTACTTGCAGACGCTCAGGATGTTGCAGACGCCCTGAAGGCAGCCACAGCCCGTGTGACGGCTCTTTTGGGCATCACGTCTGTTGTTGTGCCGGACACCGCCGCGATCAAAGCCATCGACACTGATCTGACCACGGTTCGTCGTCTTGCAGGTGACGTCCGACGGCACCGTGCGACTATCGCGGGACTCCCGCAAGGGGTAGCCGCTCCGGATGTTGCGGATGTTCGACAGGCTCAGGGTGATTTGACAACGCTGCGCGACATTGCCCGTCGCCTTCAGGCGGCTCAAACCACGGTGGCGTCACTGCCGTCTGGCGTAATCATCCCGGCTGTGGCGGAGGTTCAATTGCTTGCCCCGGAGGTTGCGACTGTTCGGGGCATGTCCGTTCGCGTAGCATCGGCGCGTGCTAGCGTGGCACGCTATGAGAAGGTGAACACGATGGCACCGGATACGGCACCTGTGACCAAGGTGGCCAATGCGATTGCAGCTTTAGCGGGGATGCGAGATCGGGTGGGTTCTGCGCGGAAAGCCGTATCCGACCTTGAACGCACTCTGGCAGAAACGATTCGTCGGCGGGACAAGCAACAGGGTGAACTTGAGGTTGTTCTTGTCGAGGTGGGCGCGTGTCCTACCTGTGGGTCTGCTTCGGGCGCGGACGGTGTACACCAGCATGGAGTGACCTCGTGATTCGACTTGTCTGGCGCACTGACGTACATCTATCGGACAACCCCCCATCGTCCCGCAAGGATGATTGGACGAGCACCGGTCTCGACAAGCTCCGTCAGGTTGGAGAGGTCGCCCGCAAGGTGGATGCGAGTGCCGTTATCGACGGGGGTGATTTCTTTCACGTCAAGTCGCCGAGTCGTAACACCCATGAACTCATCCGCCGCACGGCTGAGGTTCACGCGGCGTACCCGTGTCCTGTATACGGCAACGTCGGGAACCACGACTGCGTGTATGGCGACTATGCCTACCTTGATCAGCAGCCACTTGGGGTGCTGTTCGCCACGGGAGTGTTCCGCCGCCTGTACGATGAGCACGAGTACTTCATGGAGAAGGGCGGCGTGAAAGTGCGCGTTGTCGGGGTTCCGTACCACGGCACGCAGTACGACCTTGACCGGTTCCGCCGCATCCGCAAGGGAGACGAGGATTTCCTTGTGTGCGTCGCCCACGTGCTGGCCTCACAGCGAGGCGGTTCGATGTTCGAGGGCGAGGACATTCTTGCCTACGACGCTCTTGCGGCGTTTGAGCCCGACGTGTTCATGTTTGGGCATTGGCATAAGGATCAAGGGGTCGATGTAGTCAACGGCAAGACCATTGTGAACATCGGCAGTTTGACGCGGGGGGCACTGTCGCAGGATGAAGTGGAACGGCGTCCCGCGTGTGCGGTTCTCACCTTTCAGAAGGGTCAACCCGTTCAAGTTCAGACCGTTCGGCTGCGGGTGAAGCCCGCAGCCGAAGTGTTTGACGTCGTGGGCAAGGCTCGTGCAGAGGCTCGTGCTTCGACGGTGGACTCCTTCGCGGAGTCGGTTCGGGCGCGGCTTGCATCGGAGCAGGGCCGGGATGTAGCGGATGTGGTGTCGGGGCTGGACATTCCAGACAAGGTGCGCGAGCGAGTTCTTCTTTACCTTGAACGAGCAGAGGGGTGAGTGGGGTAGTGTCCACAGAAGGAGGCACTATGGCCCGAGAGTTCACCCTGTACTGGACAAGCCTCGAGATGTACGAGAACTGTCCACAGAAGTACCTGTGGTCGCGGGGGTGGGGGAACATCGACGTGGGGGGTGGCCCCGGACGTTCCAAGCCTGTGCCCGTGAAGGACTCCAAACACCATGCCATGATGGGAAAGGCCATTGGCAAGGTGGTTGAGGACTTCTACAACCTCGAACTGTGGCGTGACCCCAACAACCTTGCGGATCGCCTTGCGGACAGGGCAGAGAAGGAAATGCTCCTTGAGCTTGCGCGGGGGTTTGTCGATTATCGGCTTGCGCCCAGCAAGGCGGAAATGGTCAAGGTCTGCCGTGACGGTGTCGTTGGCTTCCTCCGTACCGTGAAGTACGACCGTCTGCTGGGTCCGTATGCCAGAGCAGAGGTCAACTTGGTGGGGAAGGTGGACGAGGTCACCCCGGTGGGTGGGCGAGCCGACATTATCATGCGCCGTGATGATACGGGGGTCACGATCCTCGACGGGAAGAACAGTCAGTCGAAGGGCAAGTATACCGACCCGGATCAGCTTCGGTGGTACGCCATGTGCTATCGTCTGGTTCACGGCACCCTCCCTGATCGACTGGGGTTTGTCTACTTCCGCTATCCGGCTGACCCTGCGGCAGCGGCTTCGGGGGTGGACTGGGTACCTTTCACGGAAGCGGACGTGGACGGGTTGTCTGTCCGTGCTGTGGCGGGCGTAGAGG